GAAGGTAGGGCAGGACGTGGCAACCCATTGCTACCTTCCGCAATAGAACAACAATTAAGTACAATACAAGGTGATAGGTTATCAGCAGGGAATCCATACTTTGCAGATATGATGGCAAGTGCAGCTAAACCTGCGGTTTCAGAGTTTAATAATGCTATTAGAGACATTGGTAGTAGAACAGCACAATCAGGAAGATATGGTTCAGGTGCTATGGGTGAGATGGAATCAAAAGCATCAGAAAACTTAGCAAACGCTCTGACAAGTAGAGCGGCAGAATTATCTTACAACAACTATGGTGCAGAAAGGACAAGACAAGATGCCGCTATTGCGTCATCACCAGCAATGGGTAATGCAGAATATACTGATATTGACCAACTTATTAATGTAGGGCAAACATATGAGGGATATGATAAAAATGCTTTAAATGCTGATATTGCTAGGTTTGAATACAATGAAAATAAACCTTATATGAAATTAGATAATTATCTATCAGGAGCTTATGGTGCACCAGCACCAATAAATACAACCTCTTCATCAAGCGGAGGGGGCAAATAATGGCTATGGTACCTTATATGGCAGCAGGTTACGCTATGGACAGAATGATGGGTGGTAATGGAACGACAGGTCTTGCTATAGGTACTGGTGTAGGTGGATTTGGTACAGGTGCTTTTGCAGGAGCATTAGGCTCTGGAACAGCAGGGGCAGCTACAGCAGGAGCAGCAGGGTCTACTTCTATGATGAGTACTTTAGCAGCAGAAGGTGCATTAGCAGGGGCAGGGGCAGGAGCAGGAGCAGGTGTTGGAACAGGAGCAACGATGGGAGCTAGTTCTATAGCAAACCCTATGGCAGGAATGTCTCCTGTTGCAGAATTTGGAACAGTAAACCCTTTAACTACTGGTGGCTTTAATGAAAGTATATCTTCATTTACACCTCAAGGTTCAGAGTTTGGTGTGGCAGGAAGTACAAATATATTTGGCTCACCAATATCTAATCAAACAGTTAATTCAGCTTTAACACAAGATAAAGGATTATTAAATAGAGCTATAGAAGATAGTTATATTCAAGATGGTTTTGATTTTGTAAATGATGGCTACGAAAATATGTCAGCTATGGACACTATAAATACAGGAATGTTGGGAAGCCAAGCTATAGATACATTAACACAGCAACCAGAACCATTTGCAGGAATGAATATAGGAAAGGTAGCACAACGAGCAGAACAAGAACTTGACCCAGATAAAGATAAACTATTAAAAATAAGGAGAGCGTAAAATGGCTCTTGATTTAGATGAAATATTAAACTATATAAATCCAGAACCTAGATATTCAGGAAAATTAGAAGAGTTAGGATTGCTTGAAGCAGGTGATTTAGAAGCTGCTAAAAAACAATCTATCTTTCAAGGACTATTAGGTGCAGGGTTAGGTTACCTAGCTCAACCAAAGAATAAGGGGTATGGTTCAATGCTTCCTTATTTAGCAAAAGCAGGTATGCAAGGATTAGAAGCTAGTAAAGCTCCTTATAAACAACTAACACAAGATGCTTTAATGAATCAAAAGTTAAAAGATGTTGAGTATCAAAGAGGAGAAAGGAAATATACAAGTGCTAAAAGATTAAAGGATGATGAATATGAAAGTAAGGAAAGAAAATATCAAAATGACCAAAGAGTATTAGCTGCTGAAAAATTAGCAAGACTAAATGAAATATCAAAAATGCCTTTATTTAAGAATACAGTTACTAACAGACCCAATCTAACTATGTCACCAGAACAACTTACACTGCCTAGTGGAGAGCAATCTGTTAGACCTATGTTTGGAACAACACCTCAAGACCCTATAACTACAAGCGAAATAAATTATGATAAATTAACTAGATTGGCAGGTAACCAATCTTTCCCTGCTCTTACAGCAAATTTAGGATTAGCAAACAGTATAAACGATTTACAAAATCCTGAAATGTCCACTACAAATATAGATGGCAAATTAGTAGTTAAAGATAAAAGAACGGGTATTATTGAAAGTATAACACAAGTAGGTGACCCAAAAACCAAAGACCCACAATCACTATCATTTCAAAATTTATATAATAAAGATACTGGCAAAACGCAAAGATACCAAGTAGATAAAGGGGCTCTTGGAGCTGATGAAAATGGTGATAGAATTCCTGACGATTGGAATCCAGTAGGTGACCCATATAATTCTACAGATACAAGAGATATTTCTTCTGCATCTAAGACTAATATTGAAGCTGTTTTAGGTAGGATAGAAAATAAAGAATTAGGATTTACTCCCAAAGGTACTGTAAATAAATTTAATATAGCAAATGATATTGCATCCGTTGCAGAAGAAATAGGAAGAGTTAATCAACTTAAAGATACTCCAATAAACGATGCTGAAAAAACGAATCAAGCAATAGAATTATTTAAAAAGAGCGGAGCTTTAATTGAAGGTAGCTTTATGAATAATAATGAATCATATGATAGTAATAAGTTTACAAGTTATGTTAAAAGTCAATTAACAGGAGAAACAAAAGAAAATGCAGGACAAACTAATTTAGCCAATGGGAATATATTAATAACAGGCAGAGGTGATAAAGATGGTGAGTATGAAATACTTCCTAATGGAAATTATAAAAAGGTTAAAAAATAAATATGGCATTGCCTGAAGAAGATATTTTTACTGCTAAAGAACTAGGCATTACTCCGCCTACTCAATCACCTGATACTTTTACTGCTAAAGAATTAGGTATAGCTGATACTTTTACTGCTAAAGAATTAGGTATAGATTCTACAAATGCTCCTATGACTGAAGAATATGAAGGATGGAAGTCTGATGCTTTAGGATATGGTGCAAAAGTTGGAACATCTGATTTAGGCTATTTAGCAAATATGGCAAAAGCAAAATTCCCTAATGTTATTGGTAAATCAAAATATAAACAAGTAAACAAATCAGGAGAAAAAGTTTGGACAGATGGAATAACAACTGTTCCAGAAGAAACTGCTTTAAAACATAATCAAGAAATAGATTATTTTAAAAATCTTCCAAGCTATGATTCAAGACGAGAGTATTTAAAAAATAAAAATATTACCGATGCAGAAGAAGCTTATCCTAATTTAACTCCAGAAATGAAAGATAGCGGCTATGCTTTAACTGGTGAAATAGGAGGAAGTTTATTAAGTCCTACTACATTGATAGCTGGTCCAGCAGCTTTATATACAAAAGGAGATAAGTTATTTAAAGCAGCAACAAAATTTGGTTTATATTCTGGACTATGGGGAGCTGAATATTCTACTGCAAAACAACTAGCAGAAGAGGGAGAGATTGACCCAAAACAATTAGCAACAGATACAGCTTTAGCATCTGGTGGAGGGTTTGTATTAAGAGGTGGAGCTCCTATTGTTTATAAGGGAGTAAAAGCTACTGCTAATAAAACATCTCAAGAAGTAAATAAATTAATATTAAAAAATAAAACAGAAACAACTGCTGATGATTTTATAAAAGAATTAAATCTTCAAGCTGCTGAAATTGTGCGTAACAATGGTGCTACAAAATATTTAAACAACACTAAAGAATACGGAAATCTTTTTACTAAATCTGGCGTTTTAAATGAAAAAAAATTAACTAAAGTTATTAAAGAAGATTTGATTAAAAAATCAGGACTAACAAAAAAACAACTTAATGATATAGAAAAAAACTCACCAACTAAATTTAATTTACCAAAAAATCAAACTGAAGCTAGTGAATATATTGCTAAAAAAACTTACAGTAAATATACTAATGAAGAGACAAATCCTTTTAAGCATAAAGTTTTACAAAATATTTCTAGTGGGTTAATTAAAACTCAAAGAGGAATTGATAGTTACATTCGCCCAGCAGCAAAATTTTTAGAAGATTCAGCCCCTGAAATAGCACCTAGATTAGAAAGAATGGACTACGATATTTTAACAAAAAATAATAGAAATGCTAATGACATTAAAAGTTTTTTTGAAAAATGGAATACACTAAACAAACAAGATAAAATTAAAGCTAAAGAATTTTTATCTAATGGAAAATTTGAGCAATTTTCTAGTAAAGGAATGTTCCCTCAATTTGAAGTTCCTTTGGTTGGTGTTAGAAAAACATTAGAAAGATTAAGGCTTGAGTCTGCTGATGCTGGAATTAAAATAAATAAAATAGAAAATTATTTCCCAAGATTTATTAAAGATTACAACAAGTATAATGAAAAATTAACAGCAAAAATTGAAAGACAAGGTGGAACTTATGAAGTTACACAATTAAGCAAGGTTAAAGATAAATTAACAAAACAAACACAAAAGGATTATGGAAGAGACCCTGATGCAGAAGAGATAGCAGATGCGTATAATAAATTTTTATCAGGTGGTTTAAAAGATGCAAGTGGAGGAGGGTTATATCCATCAAGAATTATGAAGCAAATTGATAAAGATATGGTAGATGAATATTTAGACCCATTAGAATCTTTAGAAAAATATATAATAAATAGTGTAAGTAAAACAGAAAAGTCAAAATTTATGGGGAAATATGCAAGATTAGGTAAAAATAAAGATGATGTAAAAATATTTGATACTGGAAATAAATATTTATTAGAACAATCTATAGGTAATATGGGCAACATTGCTGGGTTAAGTGATTCTAGATTAGCTGCTGTTCAAAAAGTATTAAGAGCTAGATTAATTGATGGGGAACAAGGGTCTGGAGCAGTACAACCTTTTAAAAATATATCTTATCTTACTCTTTTAGGTAATCCTTCTTCTGCTATTGTTCAAGCAGGAGACATAGGATTTTCTGCTGTACAAAATGGTATGTTTTCTTCTACTAAAAATTTACTAAAACAAATGACTCGTCAAAAATTTGGAGATAAATTAAAATATAATATAGAAGAAATAGGTCTTGGTAAAACTGTGTCAGCAGAAATAGCAAACACAGGAAAGGGATTAGACAAAGCTGTAGAAAAAGTATTTGACCTTTCTCAATTTACAAGGGTTGATAGAGTAGGTAAAACTACAACTATTAATTCTGCTTTAGATAAAGCTACCAGAGTTGTTAAACTTAATAACAAAGGTGGGTTAGCTAACCCTAAAGAATTTCAGCAATTTAAAAATAAATGGGAAGGTGTATTAGGAAAGGATAAGTTTGTTGATATGGTAGCGGCTATAAGAACAGGTAGAAAAACTGATGATGTAGGATATTATCTATTTAGTGAGCTATCTGAAGTTCAACCAATTAGTCTATCTCAAATGCCTGTCAAATATTTAACATCTAAAAATGGTAAGATTTTTTATACTTTAAAATCCTTTGCATTAAAACAGTTTGATTTTGCAAGAAAAAAAATATTAAGAGAAATTGGTAGGGGAGAATTTAAGTCAGCATTTAAAAATACACTTGTGTTGTCAGCGTATTTAGGTGGAGCACAAACAACAACAAAACAATTGCAAAAATTATTAGTTGGCTCTCCAGAAGAAATAGTACTAGAAGATATGCCAGATGAATTTACTGAAAACTTAATGAAAATAATATTTATGAATAAATATAGTATGAATAAATTAGCAGAAGAGAAAAATATAGAAGACTTTATTTATGATACTATTGCCCCACCTATTGGACCTATTTCTAATATACTTCAAGATACTGCCAACTATTTTGATAAGCCTGAAACTATGGATGAGATTATGAATGAAGCTATTAATCCTAAAATTCCATTTGAAAAAAGTAGGCAATACATACCTATTGGAGGAAGAGTTTATAGCGAACAAACAGTTAAAAAACCAAAAAGACGAAAAAAAGAATTTAAAGAATTAATGAATGAGTTAAATTTATAATGCTTAAAAAAATATTATTTAAACCTATTGTCATTACATTAGGTTTATTAGCTGTATTACCTATTACACCTATTGTACTTTTTTTATTATATGGTTGGACTGAATCATGATACTTGCATGATGGATATACTGCTTATAGCACAACACATGAGAGATAAAACGATAGATGATGTTGATATTGTTTATGGTGAAAATACAATGACTATATTTTTAAGTGATGGCTCTAATGTAGAAATGATTGTTGACTCTATACATTTAAATTATACCCAATATGATGCTTAAATACTTTGTTTTGGCTTTGTCATAAGCTTTTGGTGAGCTTTAAATAGATTGGTTAAGGGGTAACCCTACCTACTTTTGTAGTTCAAAATGTTTAATAGTTTTAATATCTTTAAATAATACTTTAGTTACTTTATCTTTTCTTTTATATCTTGTATGAACAAGATAAACACCCTTTCCTTTTTTGTAATTATTTTCTTTTAATTTTAATAAAGTTAAATTTAATAATTCAATTCTATTTACAACCATCCAAGTATCTTCTCTTTCAAAAACAATATAATCAGAATTACCTCTTATCCAACCTTCTTTTCCATTTACATTCTTACCTTCCACCCAAACTGATTCCATTACGCCCACACTTGGGTCAGAGCTATGGTCTAACCTTTTAGTAGTTTTAACATCAAACTTACTAACATTACCTATTTCTTTTAAAAGTCCCATTACATCCCAATGCTCATAAATATCTTGATTTTTGTTTGAATAAACAATATTTGTTATATGCTTTTCTGCAAATCTTTTTTCAGCAGATTTACCATAATCAAAACAATATTTAATTTTGTCTTTAAGCATATATCCTTCTCCCTACAATAGTTAATAAGTTATCTATTGCTAATCCTAAATCTCTTTCATAATACATAGGCTTCTTACCACCAAGAAACCGATAGTTAATAGCAGTCTTTTGTGGTTTAGATAGCCCGTCTATAACTGCATCAACAATCTTAATGTTTTCCATATCAGATTTAGATACCATATCTTCAAACACTTCTGAAGTAGACTCCCCTCCCGTTGAGAAGTAAGATGTTTTGCTAGGGTAACCAAGCCTGTGGCTATCTTGCTTCATCCACCTTGCCCAATCATCTAGTATGTCCATGAGCCTAGCAATACTCACTTCTTACTTAACCCACCCAGTATTGTTCCCCAGTTACTTGCTCTCCTTGTCTGTTGTGGGCTCATAGCTTTTGGCATTACAAATCCATAATCCTTACTTAATCTATCTAAAGCTCCTGCATGAACTCCTGCATAATCAGCTATTCTTTTTCTACTAGCATCAGGATTTTTTTCTATAAATTCTTTAGCTCTTGTTGCAAATTCTAAATATCTTTCGGCTGTGTATTTACTCATGATATATCTACCTCCCTACATACCCATTTGTTATTCTTCTTATGCCACCCTTGAACAAGTAGCACCCAATTTGCATCTCTTAAATGTTTGATAGCATCACTATCCTCCATCTTCTTTAGCCTAGCAGAAACATTACTATAGCTAGTCACTTGAATTCCTACTGTGTTGCCCTTAATATCTATTGCTAGTAAATCTATTATGCCAAACAAGTCTTGTCGTATCTTGGCGAATGCGTTCCACCTCTCAACTATAGCTACCAATGGATAATCACCACTATCCCTTAGCTTCTTTAATGTTCTCTGTGTAGGAGATATAGCCATTTAATTATTACCTTTTATAATGTTTCCATAACCATCATCATCACCACTTTCTTCAGGTGATACTTTTTTCTTTCTGATTATAGTGTGGTCACCTTCATTTGGATGACCGCTAAATATTCTGTTCCATGCATCTTCTAATTCTTCTTCACTTATATCTTGCTTCCTTCTGCCGCTGCCTTTACCCATTACAATTCCTTTTAAATTTACAATAAGGGATAGAGTCTTTGTATCTAAATATATTATGACTCATATCTATATTTTTAATTGGTGTTCCCTCTGGTATTGGAGCATACTCTTTAGTTAAGCATCTAAAGCCATCATATTTTTTATGCTCATGTAAAAAATAATACACCTGTGCAACTTCGCACGATTTAAAATTACCTATATATTTTTCATCTAAAGATGTGTTGCTTACTAATAAAACAAAAGCATATTCAATCATTATAGCTCTCCTTTTGTTATTACCTTCCCTGTTAATTCGTGCCTAATATTAAAATCTTTTTTATTGTAAGTCATTACATACTTATACCCATCATATATAAACTGATGTTCTTTCCATTCATCTTTATTCTTTTTTAATACTTCCTTTCCCTTTGCCATCTTTCTCACTCCAATATACATTTAGTATCGTTTCACACTTTGGGCAACTATACTGACTCCATATTAAATATTGACTATCCATGTCATCATCATTATCCCAATCGTTTCCCCATATCATTTCTACATCTTTACATTTAGGACAATTAATCATTTCTTTTTTTCCTTACAAAATCCTGATGAATTAAACTCTCCCATCTCCACACCAACACTGCACCACCACTTGCCATCAGAATATATCTTGGCTGGTTTCTTACAGGCATTGCATACAGGATTATTTATTTTTATCGTTTTTGCAGATGCCATGATGTTCCTTTAAATCAAACATATTAAAAGAGCAATACCATTTCTTATCGCTATCCATAAACATAGCATCATGACCACAACTATGACAAACAAATTTCTCTCCGTAAACTTCTTTAGTCTTCATCATGTAATTCATCATCTATCCATTTGTCTTGCTTCACTTTAGCTTCTAATACAGCTATATCTTTTTGATGAACTTGAATCATTTGTTCAAGATACCATATTGCTTTTTTACAGTCATCTATTTTGTCAGTAAGTTTGTCTGATTTCAAACCCTCTCTGCTAATATACTTGAGAGCATTACCTTTTATGTAGCCATAAAATTCTTCCTTGCTCATCTTGGCTTCCATATACTCTATTGTTTCTATCCCACCTTTTTTGTAGTGGTCTGGATTTATTGTGTCGCTCATTCTAACTCCTTATAATCATTAGTATAAAATCATACATTGTTCTATATATTTATTATTACCTTTCAACTAAAATATAGGCTTAATTAATCAACAAGGAACTTAATTATGTGGACAAAACCAATTGCAACTGAAATGCGTTTCGGATTTGAAGTAACCATGTACGTCATGAATAAATAAAGATAAGGGGAGTTTCCTCCCCTATCTTGCCCCCCTAGTTAATAGCATATAGAGCCTTGTCCTGTCGGTTGACAAACTGTTAATTCATCACTGCCATAAACAAATGTTGGCTCATCACTTGAGACTTGTGTTTCTACTTGAACATCTCCTGAACTATCAATAAATAGATAAGTAGGTTCTGATGATTCAATAATAGTTAATGAACCATCACTCTCCCACACACTATCTGCTAGAACAGGTAAGTTAAACATCATTCCTAGCAATAAATATTTCATGCTAGAAAGGAACATCTGAAGCTATTTCGTCAAAACTTTTAGGTGCTACTGTTTCTTTAGGTGCGTTACTATTATCAGGCACATATGGTTCTTGCATTTGTCCACTCATATATGTTACCCCTGCTTTAGATTCTCTTACCCATGCACTCAATGACATCTCTTTACCGCCTTCTAAAGTAATTGTCCCTGTGTAATCAGGTTGTGAATCTTTAGTTTTGTTATTTTTAAATAACGCAAACCTGTTAGTGTTATCATATTGTTCAGCCATGTTGATTCTCCTTTATGGTTTTAATTTTATAATCTACTTCTTGCACGAATGTGCTTACTTCTTCTTCCAAACGAGCTATCAGCTCATTATCTCTTGGCACTCTCTTAATAAATAATTTTAAGTCATCAGGAAAGTCAGGGTGATAAGATACAAAGTCACACCATTGTTTGCCTGTGCAAGCCATCTGCCATTGCATTTGGTGTATGTATCTCTTATGTATATCTCCTGTTTCTAATGTTGTGGTATGTGTTATAGGTTGTGGGCATTTAATCTCTATTAACCCATCATCTCCTACTAACCCATCAGGGCTAGCACCAGACATATCTATGCTAGGGTGGTCTATCATACCAACATCTCTTACATCTGTGCCTACTAGCAACTTCCTATGATTAGCATAACAAGTCTTGGCTTCATCTTCATACTCTACACCATGAGCCATAGCGTTATTCATAAATATAGGCACAACCTTACCCGTTAATCTTTCAGTCACTAACTGCATACGATACTTTGTTTTATAAGTAGACTCTCCTACTTTAGTCTTCATCATAATGTCATGTATCTTGCTAGCAGTGACCTTACCTAAACGAGCCTTGAACCATTCTTCAGACCTCTGTTCCATTATTTAGTCTCCTGAATCTTTTTAATAAATGGTAGGCATAACTTTCTGTCTGCTTCATCTAGTCCGTTGTAATATTGCCTAGCTTTGTTGATACCTTGCTCTTTGTATATGCTCTCTAACCTTTCTAAAGTGTCATGTTCAGGTAAGTCCTCGCCCTGATAGATATATAACCCTATTCCATGTAGGGATATAGCTTTTGCTAAACATCTTTGCATTGCGGTATTTAATTGCATAGCATTAGGATTCTTGATAGCTTGGTTCTTAAAATCTATTACAGGTAATTGTGAAGTCATTTCTTTACCAAATGCTTTGACTGTGCAAAATACCATCATGCTACCATCAGGTAATGTCAGTGGGTCTGCGTAAGTCCATGTTGCTGATTCGCAATGCTCTAATAAAATACTTACTGCCCAACTCCATGATAAATATGTAAACTTACCTTTCCTTTCTGTATGTTTAGATACATCTATCTTTTTTAGCTCTTGAAATTTACTCATAATACTCCCTTGTTTAATTCATTTAGTCTACGGATAGCTTCATTTAATCTATTTAAATTAAACTTACCTCGTGCGGGTGGATTGTTTAGAGCTTTAATGTAACCTTTTTGATAGGCTTGTTTTATCTCTAATTCTTTTTGGTGTGATTGTTGGTCTAACATTTCTTGCATATCTCTAGCTTGTTCGTCTTGCTCAAACTGTTCCTGATATAATGCTAGTGCTATTTCGCTTGATTGACTCATTGTGTTTCTCCTTTCTTTTTAAAAGTTAATATACTTTATACCTGTTAATTCTGTTTGTCAAACTATTTATTTATTTTATCAAACCCTTGTGACTTAAATACTTTTCCCTCTTTACTTATTGCCCTATACTCAAACTGCCCAAATGTTTTTTTCATTTGTTTTAAAAATTCATTAACGGATATTTGTTTGGATTCCAAATTGTCTCTCCCCATATCTAAAAGATTTATTATCAAAGTATAACCCTACCGACCCCTCCCAACCTGTGCCATGTCTTTGCTTACTGACTTGAACAAAGCAATCATACTGTTTACTTATCTCTACTTTGTTAGCACCCTCATCTGTCATGTCCTTTTCTTTCTGCTTGTTCCTGAATACTGTAATACAATTATCTGCTAGGTTAGTAATATCACTTGACCCCATAACATCAAACTTACTTGGTTGTCCCATCTCATTCATTGTCTTTCTGCTATGAGCCACCAAGAATATATGAACCCCATTATCTCTAGCACAAACACATAGCTGATTTAAGAATTGCTTTTGCTTATTATAGTCATCACTGTTGATACCTACTTTTGTCAATGAATCAATAACAAAGACCTCTACCCCTAACTTTTCTTTAGCAAACTGAATCACTGATAATACTTTTAAAGGCGAAGTCTCTCCCTCTGCGTCATATAAAAATAAGTTATCGTTTATCTTATCTAAAAATGTATCTATCCCTAACTGTGTAGGCATTTGTGTTCCTGAATCTTGTTGTAACATTCTGCCTAGTGTTGCCCTACACTGCATTTCAAAAGAGCCTATGAGACACTTGTGTTCTGCTAACATCTTGAGTATCACATAGTTAAGCCATGCTGACTTACCATGCCCACTGTAACCTGATACGATTGTTACCTCATGCTCTCTTACCCTAAACAAACCCTCAAACTTGCTAAAGGGTAATGGTATGCCACCATTTACATCTTGAGTAAAATAGTCAAGTATTTCATCACTGTATGCCTTTGGTGATTTAATCTTAAAGTGTTCATCTGTATCTCTAGTAGAAAAATAATTGTCTACATCTTTATCATCTATTATTAATTTATTTAATTCATCATTTAATGTCATTGTATATACCCTTTAATCTTTCTGTGATTTCAAATAACTTCTTATTATCCGAATCTTCTAATAACTTACCTTTACGAATACTGCTAGAACATAATGCAACAAATAATAAATCATTCCTTGTTGCCTTTAGCACTCCATAAGGATTAGAAAACCTTATCCTTGTCTTTGGTTTAAATTCTGTATCTAATGTATCAGGCATAACATCACTCCATGTCAATCCTGAATCTTGCAATATCTGTTCCATACTGCACCCTGCAAAACAATTAAGTATCATTTTGTCTTCTTTAAACTTTAACCCTAGACTTGCGTTCTTATCGTTATGGCTAGGGCATAAGCATTGATACTCACCCTCGCCAGACTTATAAACCTTTTCAAACCTCGCTAGTATTCTCTCTTTTTCTATCATGTAACATCTCCTTAATCTCATATTGTCTCAATTTAGGTATGCCCCTTTGTCCCCAATAAAATACTGCCTGCCTACTTAATTTGGGTTCAAACTTCTCTGCTAACTGATTAGGTGTTACTTCTAACTCTTTACATACATCTTGTAATGTCATCACTATTTCCTTTATATAATTTGAGTAAAAGAATTTAACAAACAATTAATCATTCGTCAAACAATTCTTTTTTAATATCTAATTCAACCTCTATTTCTATTTCTTCTTCCTGTTCTTGTAACCATTTATCGTCATTAATACTATCCCAATCAGGTTCGTAGTCTTCTTTGGGTTCAGGCATATTAATCCAATCCTCATCTCGTCTTTCATTGTTCATTAGTTAATTCCTCCTTGAAATTCTTTTTCTAAAAAATCATCTATGTCTTGAAAAATTTTATCTAGCGTTGAGTCACTTAAATCTTTGCTAGTTAAAGTCAAGTCTATGGTACTGCCATTATCTAACCTCACTGTTGTTGGTATCTCTACATCTATATCATAGTCATAACTAAAATATTTACATTGTTGTGTACTCATCTTAATTCTCCTTTACTATTGAGT